CTGACATCTCAACTGCTAGAGCTTGAGGCTGAGGGTTGGGAGCTTGCTGAGTTTGGATTTGAGGCACTAGAGCTACCCGATGAGGATAAGCCGATTGTCGAGGATGAGGTGCCTGAGTCTGCACCTAGCAGAGTTGCCCTTGGTGACATTTGGCAACTAGGTAATCACAGACTTATGTGTGGCGATTCATTTAGCAAAACTGCAATAGACAAATTGCTTGACGGACAAGTGGCTGACATGGTGTTTAGTGACCCACCTTATGGCATGAACCTAGATACCGATTACTCAAAGATGGGAGATGGCGGCAAGAAGTACGACAAGGTAATTGACGATAACAAACAGTTTGATGCCAGCTTCTTGCTTGACTACTTTGCTAAGTGCAAAGAGGTCTTTCTATGGGGTGCAGATTACTATGTGGAAACCTTGGGTCGTAAGTATCCAGACTTAGGCAGTTGGATTATCTGGGACAAATACTCTGATGACCGCATCGGTTTACTAGATGGCCGATTCGGTAGCTCATTCGAAACCTGCTGGTCCAAGACACCACACAGGCGAGAGATTGCCAGAGTCTTAGTAAAGACTAATTACACTGCCAGAGGCGATGAGGCTAGAGTCCACCCAACACAGAAGCCAGTCGAGCTTGCTAAGTGGTTCTTTGATCGTTGGGGCAAGCAAGCGACTAACATCGTTGACTTATTTGGCGGCTCTGGATTTACCCTCATTGCCTGTGAGCAACTGGGTAAGACTGCGTTCCTAATGGAGCTTGACCCTAAGTATTGTGATGTCATTGTCGAACGCTGGGAAAAGCTAACAGGACAAAAGGCCGAGCTAGTCAATGCAACCAGGTAGGCCAGCCAAGCCAATAGAGCAAAAGCGTTTGTTAGGTAATCCTGGCAAGCGAGCTTTGCCTGACCAAAGCAGCATCACACTTATCCCAATGGCCGAGGTTGCACCTGAGCCAACAAGACCTTTACTCAAGTACGGCAAAGAACTGTGGGATAAAGTTTGGGATACAGGCATCAACTGGATTAGCCCAAACACCGACACCGAGCTGTTGCTAATGACCTGTGAAATGATTGACGAGCGATGGAATCTTAGGGTGCAAGTAATGCAAAACAATGACCCTAAAGACCGCCGAGGCTTGAGAGAGCTAGACAAAGCAATAGTTTCCAACCTATCCTTGCTCGGCTTCTCACCATCAGACAGGTCTAGGCTTGGACTTGCAGAGGTAAAAAAGATGAGCAAGTTAGAGGGAATAATTGCCAAGCGTGAATCAAGACAGTAGTTGGCCCCCACGCTGGCTAACCCCTGTTTCTGATGAGGCCATCGCTAGAGGTGATGGTGAATACGCCATTGAGTTTGCCGAGGCCTTTGGCACTATTGGTAAAGACGGCATTGCTGGCAAAGTAGGTCAAGCCCTAAGACTTAGAGAGTGGCAAAAGGAACTTGTTAGACGCATCTTTGCCAGAGATGAGGATGGTGGTTTATCTGCACGAGTAGCCCTTGTGGGCACTCCAAGAAAATCAGGCAAATCTGCCCTAGCTTCAACCCTTGCACTTTACAGCTTGATTGCTGAAGGTATCGAGGGTGGTGAGGTTGTAGTTGCTGCTGCTGAAAAAGAACAGGCTCGAATCATCTTTGGTGAGGCTAAGAGGATGGTTGAGGCAAGCGAGCTGTCTGAGATGTGCACCCTTTATCGAGATGCAATCTATGTGCCAAGCACCAACTCTGTGATGAAAGTGTTGTCTGCCGAGGCTTACTCAAAAGAGGGTTTGAATGTTAGCCGAGCAATCGTTGACGAAATCCATGCCCATAAGAACCGAGAGCTGTTTGATGTGCTCTCGCTATCTATGGGAAACCGAGGCAAGATGGCACAGCTACTCGCTGTCACTACTGCTGGTCAAAAGACAGACATGACTGGACAGGACTCAATCGCCTATAACCTTTACCAATTCGGCAAGCGAGTCAGCACCGGTGAAGTCAAAGACCCTAGTTTTTTTATGGCTTGGTGGGAAGCAGAGCCAGAGGCAGACCACAGACTTGAGCAGACTTGGCAAAGTGCCAACCCTGGCTTTGATGATCTAGTTGCCAAAGATGACTTTGCTTCAGCGGTGCTTAGAACACCAGAGCCAGAGTTTAGAACTAAGCGACTAAACCAATGGGTCAGCTCGCTCAATGCTTGGCTACCAACTGGCAAGTGGGAACAGCTAGGGGCAGAGATAAACCTTGACCCTGAAACGCCTGTCATTGTTGGCTTTGACGGCTCGTTCAACGGCGACTGCACAGCCCTGACTTACTGCACAATCCCAACCGATGACACTCTGCCACACATCGGCCTTATCCGAGTCTGGGAAAAGAAACCAGAGGACACCGATGACTGGCGTGTTAGCACCCAAGAGGTTGAGGATGAGATTATTCAATTTTGCCAGTCATACAATGTAAAAGAAATTGCCTGTGACCCCTTTAGATGGCAACGCACAATGGAAGCCATGCAAGACCTTGGCTTGCCAGTTATCGAATACAACTCAAGCTCACCTAGTCGCATGGTCCCAGCCTGTAGCAAGCTATTTACTGCTGTGACCGAAGGCAACCTAACCCATGACAATAACCCGACTTTAGCCCGACACCTAAGCAACGCTGTTATCAAAACAGACCGACTTGGCCCACGCATTGTCAAAGAGCATCGAGGATCACCACGCAAGATTGACGCAGCGGTGGCAGCGGTCATAGCCTTTGATAGGGCAACAGTTGGTAGAGTAGAGGCTGAGGAACTACTCCCGCAATTCTTTATTTAGGTTGGTAATGACAGCGACAATTCTCCAGGCAGTTGGCATCCTGACAATCTCAGTAGGTGCAGGTCTTATCTATCCACCAGCAGGTTTAGTTCTGCTTGGTGCTGGCATCCTCGTCTTTGGTATAGCTATTGAGCGAGGAAACTAATGCTAAGTAATTTGTTTAGTGAAAAGAGAGCGATTAGCTTTCAGACTGTTTGGGGAGCTGGCCTTGACTTTGGGCTACAGTCCGAGTCTGGTGTCAATGTCACAACTAAAAAATCTTTTGAGATTGTTGCTTTCTTTTCTGCTGTCAGTCTTATCTCTGACACCATCTCGACTTTGCCATGTGGGGCTTATCTAAGGATTGGTGCAACTCGCCGACCTTTGAACCCCCGACCAGTTTGGTTGGACCAACCAGATGTTGACCTAAGCACAAGGGCAGCGTTCTTTCAGCAGGTCTTTTCTAGCTTGTTGGTGCATGGCAATTCTTACACTCGTGTCTTTAGAGATGCTCAAGGACAGGTTGTAAACCTAGTCAACCTTGATCCTGAGAAGGTAGATGTTGAGCGTTCAGCTATTGGCCGCAAAGTTTACAAGGTGCAAAACGAGGGCCGGATGCTAACAAGCGATGAGGTCATCCACATCGTTGACCTAATCTTGCCAGGTGAGCTAACAGGCCTTAGCCGAGTTGAAACACTAAAGCAGTCACTAGGACTAAACATTGCCCTAAGCGATTACGCTGCAAGGTTCTTTGGAACTGGTGCAAGTGCATCCGGTGTAATTGAGTTTCCTGGGAACCTAACCGCAGAGCAAGCAAAGCAACTAGCTGACGGCTTTGATGCAAGACACCGCAACGGCACACGCAGGGCACACCGCACAGGTGTCCTATCTGGTGGAGCTAAGTTTGTTGCAACTCAGACAGACCCAGAAGCAAGCCAAGCACTAGAGTCACGCAAGTTTGCAGTCGAGGAAATCGCTAGAGCGTTCAATGTGCCACTTCACCTACTAGGTGTACCAGGCACAGCAAGCTACGCATCTGTTGAGCAGAACAACTTGCAGTTTGTTTCTATGACCCTAAGACCGCTGGCAGAAAAGGTTGAGGCAGCGTTCTCTCGCCTACTACCTGGCGATGCCTTTATCAAGTTCCAGTTCAACGACCTACTAAGAGCAGACCTAGCTTCACGAGTCCAGTCCTACTCAGTAGGAACTCAGGCAGGTTTCTACTCAACCAACGACATCCGCCGACTTGAGGATCTAGAGCCAGTCGAGCAGGGTGACCAGTACCGAGTGCCACTAGCCAACATTGCCTTGGCTGACACCGAGGTCATCACACTTGAGAAGCGTGTCAAGATGGTCCAGCAGTTAGTCATCTCAGGCTTCACCCCATCCGAGGCACTTACCGCTGTAGGACTTGCACAGATTACCCACACCGGACTGCCAAGCACACAGCTACAGCCAATCGCTCAGATTGACCCTAACAACCCAGAAGCAGTTTACGGAGCCGAGTAATGGCATTAGAAACTAAGCAAGTTGCAGTAGGAACTTCAGCAGTGCAAATCTTTGGTCCTACAAACAACCCACGCCATGTCTTGCTGCACAATGCCAACAAGTCAAGCAACAACTTTATCTGGTTTGGCGGCAGTTCTGCTGTGACGACAAGCACTGGTGCTCACCTAGACAATGCTGGGACTTATCAGCTAATCCTTTGGCCAGGAAGTTCGCTTTGGGCAATAACCGATACAGGCACTAAAGACCTTCATGTTTTATGGCAGGACAACTGATGCCCTACTTCATCTCAGACCAGACCGATTGCCCTGAGTGGGCAGTAGTCAAAGAGGATGGCTCAGTTGTATCTTGCCAAGACTCAAAGCAGTCAGCAATAGACCAGATGGTCGCACTATCCCTCGCCGAGGAACTTGAGCCAGGTGGCGAGCTAAGAGATCTACCCGACAACTACCGACCAGCACTAGCCGATGATGTCCCAGAGGGCAGAGCCTGTGGCAACTGTTTCTTTTTCAACGAGGAAAAAATCAACGAGGCTGGCGACAAAGCTTGGTGTCAGCGTTGGGATGACTTTGTTGATGGTGGCTTCTACTGCAACGCTTGGGAGCCTAACGAGGATGAGGACATGGGTGAGGTCAGAGCTATAAACCAAGATGCCCCTGCCTACATGAGAGCAGCAGCTAGGCGTGGACTTGAGTTCCACGCAGAGGGCTTGTCAGGTGACGGCGTGACAGACAAAACCATTAGAGAAGCAAGAGCGATGGCAGAGGGCACAGTCAGCGATGACAAGTGGATACGCATTGCAGCTTGGATAGCTCGACACCTTGTAGATCTAGATAGCCCAGATGCAGACCCAGAGTCAGACAACTACCCATCAGCCGGTGTAGTTGCTCACTTGCTTTGGGGTTCAGGCCCATCTAAGCGAGCTGCACAGAGGACCAAAGACTACGCTGATTCAGTTGTTGCTAGAATCAGAGCAGAGGAAACTAACAGCATGGACAATAAAAACAAGTGGCTAGATGTGGCGAGAGCGATTGCCCTAAAGATTGACGGCCCAAAGGCTAACCAGCCAGAGGTCAGAACCAACAGCGTTGAGTTTGAAGTCAGGGCTGAGGGTGACGGCATGACCTTTACTGGCTACGCTTCTGTGTTCAACAGTCCATCACAAGACCTTGGTGGCTTCATCGAGTATGTTGCCCCTGGTGCTTTCAAGCGTTCCCTACAATCTCGCAATGAAGTCAAGCTACTTTGGAACCATGACGCAGGTGAACCCCTTGCATCTTTACGAGGTGGCAGTATGCAACTTGTCGAGGATGAGCGAGGCCTAAAGGTCACAGCTTCCCTGCCACAGACTTCCAGAGGGCGTGATGTTGCTGAGTTGCTTCGCACGAAGGTAATTGACTCAATGAGCTTTGGTTTCAATGTCATCAAAGATACTTGGTCAAGAGATGGCCAGACTCGCACCCTAGATTCAGTCAGACTATTCGAGGTGTCTATCGTTAGCTTCCCAGCCTATGAAGCAACAACAGCTCAGGTTCGCTCACAGCCAACCATCAACCCTGACCAGCTTGCCGATGCACTGCTAAAGCTAGAGTCCGGCGAGGAACTAGACGAGGCAAACGCAACCCTGATTACCGAGGTAGTCAACAAGCTAAAAGCCAATCCAGGGGTTGAGGAAGTTATTGACAACGGCCTTGACTTGCTGGACCTAAAGAAAAAGCAATTTGACCTACTACTGAAAAGGATCTAATCATGGCAACCAAAGATGAAATCAAAGCAGCCCTACTAAAGGCAGCCGGAAACCCATCAACAGGTATCATTAGAGATCTAGCCGATGACTTTGCCCAGGCAGTCTGGGAGCTAGACAACACAAACGCAAACAACCCAGCCAAAGAAGTTAGGGTTGTTGACGCAAAAGAAACTCGCTAACAAGTTTCTTTACCCCAGCTCGGCCCCCTTCCTGAGCTGGGGTTTTTTTCTGCCTATAAACTTGTGAGTAGCAGTTGAGTGTAAGCACCGCTGTATCTGTTGAGTGTCAGCACCGCAGGAACCCAATCAACTAACTATTAGGAGAATCATGTCTGACTTTATCAAGTCACAGATGGATGCTCGCAACAACCTCATCGCACAGGCAAGAGAAGTCTTGAACATTGCTGAGGCTGAGAAGCGTGGTCTATCCGCAGAAGAAAACCAGAAGATTGCTCGTATCGAAGCTGACATTGACTCAGCCGACACAGCTATCTCAACCGCTCGCTCAATCTCTGAGCGTGAGGCTCGTGCAGCAGAGGCAGCCGCTTCCTTCACACCACAGGTATCAGCACCAGCTAACACTGACGCTGAAATCCTTCGCTCTATTGCTATGGGTGAAATCAGAGGACACGACTTTGCTCGTGAGCTTCGCACCCTTGTCCCATCTGCAAACACTGTGGGTCAGGATTTCTACTCACAGGTATTCCAGATTGCGACAGCGATCACCCCGATGCTTTCAGTGTCAGAGGTGTTCAACACCACTTCCGGTGAGAACCTAGTTATCCCAACAGTGACAGCTTTGTCAACTGCAGGATCAGTAGCAGCAGCCGGAACCATCTCCACAAGCAACCCAACCTTCTCATCCATCACCCTTGGTGCTGAGAAATACGCCGCTTTGGTTTCAATCTCCAACGAACTGATTTCAGACGCAGGGTTCAACATCACAAACTACCTTGCTACTCAGCTCGGTACTTCGCTTGGAATCCAGGCTAACTCAGTTCTAACTACCAAACTTGTTAACACAGCAGGATCAGTAGTCACCGGAACTGCAACCGCCGCCACCTACGAGAACCTCGTAGATTTGGTTTATGGAATCGCAGACGGAGCTAGAGCCCTCAACAACTTGGGCTTTATGATGAGCAAGACCGGTATTGCAGCAGCTCGTAAGATGAAGGATGGCTCCGGCTCATTCATCTTTACCGAGTCAGCAGTTCCAGGACAGCCAGCAACTTTGCTCGGCTACCCTATCTACGAAAACAGCAACATCCCTGCAGTTGGATCGGCCACAAAATCTGTACTATTTGGTCACCTTCCAAGCTTCAAGGTTCGTGTAGCAGGTGGAGTTCGTGTTGACCAGTCAGCCGATTTCAGCTTTAACACTGACAGCACTGTATATCGTGGTGTAATTCGTTTGGATGGAGCGTTAACTCACGCCAGCCACATCGGATTCTTCCGAGGTGCAGCTATCTAATAGCTCAACAAAAGCTGAAAGACCCCAAGCGTGTAGGTTCGCTTGGGGTCTTTCTTTTGCTAGTATTGCCACATAACAGAGGGAGAACCTACCTATGGGAAAATCAGGCA